CTTTAGCTAATATACCTCAAAGCTCTAATTTAAAAGCTTGGTATAAACTCGATGCGACTGAGATTTATAATAGTTCAAGTACAGAGTGGAGTGTAGATAATAACCAAAATCCTTCAGCTTATCCAAGTTCTTTAGATTTTGGAACTTTCACAAGCAATGATAGAATTGTTATTAATAATAATTTTGATACAATAATAACTGGAACAGATTTTACTATTAGTTCTTGGATTAACTTAGATTCTATTGCAAGTAATCAATTAAAATTTATTTTTACTAATGAAAGTTTACAGCTTACAATAACTAATAAAATTACTACTTATTTAAGAGGTGCTTCAGGGTATTTTTTAAGTCCTTTTGATAGTAACACCACTTTAAGTACTGGCGAATGGTATAATGTAGTATTAGTTAAAAGTGGAAGTGATTATACTTATTATTTAAATGGCTCTTCAGACGGAACTGTAAACAATTCTACATCAGTTGTTAATTCAAGTGAAACAACATCTTTAATTGGTGATTATTACGGTGCAGGTACACTTGGTTTCGATGGTAGAATTTCAAACACTCAAATATTTAACACAGCACTACCAGAAACAGGTTCTAATTCAATAGAAACTCTTTATAATAATGGAACACCTTTAGCAGATATGAGTTCATTTAGTTCTTTGGTTTCTTGGTGGAAGTTGGATAACACAACTACAGGTATTGAAGATTCAGAAGGGTCTAACAACGGAACTAACAACGGAGCTACTGAATACCCTGGTTTTGTAAATGTATTAGCTGGTGATAGCACAGGAATGTCTCAATCAAGCCTTGTTCAAAGTGACTTACAAACAGTTGCACCTTATAGTAAATATGCTTTATCTTTTGATGGAACAAATGATTATATAGGTATTCCTAATAGTACAGATTTTAATTTAGGGACTTCTTTTACTATAAGTGGATGGTTTAATGTAACATCATACGTTTCTAATATGGGGTATATTAGCTTTGATAGTTCAACAAGAGGTTGGTTTTTATTTCATCAAAGCACAAATTTAGCACTATACGATGGCGCAGCTGTTAGAACTTTAAACTCAAACCTACAACCAACTAACGAGTGGAATAGCTATATAATAACTTATGATGGAACAGATTTAATATTTTATTTAAACGGACAACAAAATAGTACACAATCAGTTTCAATTAATTTACAAACTAATGGAAATGATGGACAAATAGGTAATCAACAATTTGCTGCTGGAAGGTTTTACAATGGTTCTATTTCCAATATATCAATCTGGAGTGCATCTTTAACATCTGCACAAGTATCAGAAATTTATAACGAAGGACTTCCTAGTAATTTAAATTCTCACTCTGCATATTCTAACCTAGTTTCTTGGTGGCAGTTAGGAAGTAATAGCTCTTGGAATAGTAATAGGTGGATAGTAGCTGATGAAATAGGATCTAATAATGGTTATAGTCAAAATATGTCTCCATATATGCCTGAGAGTGGCTTAACAAACGGTGTTGGTACAACAGCTAATGGAGTATCAGATAATATGTCAGAAGGTAGTTTAGTAGGTGATGCACCATATAGTACAGCTAATGCATTATCAAGTGGTATGGCGGTAACAGCTAGAGGAACAGATGTGCCTCTAACCCCAACTCCGTAAAAAAGAATTAAAACAAGTAAATATATAAATAACAAGTAATTAACAAATAACAATTAAACAATGGCAACAACTTATGTAGTAATTAACTTATCTGATACAAACGCAGTTTTGTTCAGTCAAGTGAATCAGTCTTCTGCTCAAACAATGAGAAGAAACGTAGCTAACACAGAGGGTGTTTTGTCTTTTCAGGTAGAGCCTAGCTTTATTACAAACGGTTCGTTGACACCTGTTGGGACTTATACTCATGAAGAGATACTAGTCTTATTAGCTACTCCAGAATGGACACCTGCTGAACCAGGACCAGGAGAGTAAATAAAAACAAACAATTAAATTAAATCAAATGAAAATTAAAGAAGAAGAATTATTATTAATTCAAGAGCAACAAAAACAGCTTAACGAGCTTGTTCACAACATCGGATTATTAGAAAGCCAAAAACATGGATTACTTCATGAAATAGCTGGGGCTAATAAAGAAATAGAAGATTACAAAGAGGTTTTAGAAGCTGAGTATGGTGCTATTAACATTAACGTTGAAGATGGTACTTATACTAAGATAGAAGAAGATGTCGAAAGTAATAAGGAAGATTAGTATAGGTTCTGACTATAAGAACGATGCAATGCATTATTCAACTGGTCAGGAAGTATACGGTGGACATACTATTAGTGATATTCTTTTTGAGGATCAAGATCAATCATATAATATTTTTATAACTAAAAATAATGAAGTCTTGCCTTGGAAAAAGTTTAACGCTAATATGGCAATATCTGTAGAGTACGATTTAAAGTACTAATGAAGAGCTTATATAGCTTTATTGTAAAACCTTTAAATGAAAGGTATGACAATGTTAAAAAAGTTGATGATAAAACACTTATCATTAATACAGGTATTGAAAACCATAGGTTTGTTAGTAAAAAAGCTGCTGTTGTATCTACTCCAGCGGCTTACACCTCAAAGATAAAAGTAGGTGATGAGCTTTATGTGCATCACAATATATTTAGAAGATGGTATGATCAAAAAGGTAATGAAAGAAATAGTTCAACCTTTTTTAAAGATGACTTGTATTTTGTTTCACCAGAGCAAATATATATGTATAATCTTAAACCACATTTAGATTATTGTTTTGTAAAACCACTTAAAAACCAAAACTTATTAGAGAACAGGAAAGAGCAACCTAACGTTGGTATAATGAAATATAGTAATAGTTCATTAGAAGCGCTAGGAATCACTCCTGGAACACTTATTACGTTTACCCCAAATTCTGAGTTTGAGTTTGTTATTGAAGGTGAACGACTTTATTGTATGAAATCAAATGATATAGCTTTAACTCATGAATACCAAGGAAACGAAGAAGAAAATAATCCAAGCTGGGCAAAAAGCAGTTGAGGAACTTATAAAGGTAGCAAAAGAAAAGATTGTAGACTCAGACGACGACGTAAGCGCTGATAGATTAAAGAACGCTGCCGCTACTAAAAAGTTAGCTATATTTGATGCTTTTGAAATACTTAGTCGTATTCAACAAGAAGAAGATATACTAAATGAAAAGCCAAAGGAAGCTAAAGAGCAAAAGTCTTTTAAAGGTTTTGCAGAAGGGAGAAGTAAGTGAGTTACAACCAAACACTTTGGAAAGAAATTAAGGACGTTGTAAATCCTAAGATATTAGCTAAAAACAATAGATTTAAAAAATGGGAGTATGGTTATAACTCTGATTATGATTTTATAGTAATAAGTAAAACTGGAAAAATTGGACAAATCATTGAAATACAAGATCTCAGGATTGCTTTACCAGCAGCAGATAAACCGTTTAAACGAAGCGAAAAGAAAGCGGAGCAATACTGGGAAAGACAAGACTACCCAAAAGAATTAAGTAAAATCAAAAGTAGATTTGACTGGGAAGAATATCCAGCTGAATTTAAAGAAAAGTGGTATGATTACATCGACGAAGAATTCAAAAGGCGAGAAAATGGTTATTGGTTTTACAATAACGGCGTGGCTAATTACATTACTGGTACTCATTACATGTACCTCCAATGGTCAAAGATTGATATTGGAGCACCAGACTATAGAGAAGCAAACAGACTCTTCTTTATATTTTGGGAAGCATGTAAAGCAGATACAAGATGTTACGGAATGTGCTACCTTAAAAACAGACGATCTGGATTCAGTTTTATGTCAAGCGCGGAACTTGTTAACCAAGCTACAATATCTTCCGACGCTAGATTCGGTATATTGTCCAAGTCTGGTTCGGATGCCAAAAAAATGTTTACAGATAAAGTTGTGCCCATATCAGTCAACTACCCGTTCTTCTTCAAACCCATTCAAGATGGTATGGACAGGCCAAAAACTGAACTGGCATATCGTGTTCCGGCATCAAAGCTTACTAGAAGAAAGCTTGAGTCGAATGAACAACTCAGAGAACTAG